CTATTCTTCAACTATCGCCAAAATATCTTCTAAATTAATTACGATGTATTCTTCATCGCCATCATTTATTGTTGTACCTTTATATTTTGTATATAAAACTTTATCACCAATCTCAAATAACTCTTTATTTTCTACTTCTTTTGAGAATGCAACAACTTCAGCAAATACTGGTTTTTCTTGATTTGTCTCAGGGATAATAATACCTGATAAAGTTTTACTTTCCGCTTTTACACTTTTTAATAGTACTCTTTCACCTATTGGATTAATTTTCATATATTCCTCCTAGCGTTTTATCACTCAGTCACATCGACTGATAATAATATTATATCATATAAAAATAGAAAATAAACTTTTTTCAAATTTTTAAAATTAAATATATTTAATTTTAATTAAAATAATTTTTACTATCATATTGGTAATAATTTTTTAGTTTGTAATTAATTTAAGAACCTATACTAAATGCTTAATTTACACAATTATTAATATTATCATTTATAAAAATTTTCTAAAATTTTAAAAAATAACGTCACGGAATCGTCACGGTTTTTATAATGTTATTAATTATATATTAACACAAATTTATTTATTATTTTGTATATGCTATAAATCTTATTTTTATAGGAGCTGTTGTATTTTTTTTCAACAGCTCCTAATTATTTTATTCTTGTTCTTTATAATTTTTTTGATATTGTGTGCCAAAATAAAATGAAATAATAACTGTGTAAATTGTTAAAAATTCTTGAGTCATTTTTTCGTTAACTGATAAAATAATGAAAGTTACTGTTAACATTATTGTTATAATACTTTTAACATCTATTAATCTAGCTAGTTTATCTGATAATTTTTCCATTTTCCCTCCTGGATTTATGATTCTATTTTAAAAAATAGCCTATTTTAAAAAGTTAGAGCGTAATTTTTTTTAATTAAAAGGCATTGCTGTAGATTTCTTCTCAATTTTTGCATCACCTATATAACGACCTTCGCCGTCAAAATATCTCCACCTGTTATTGATCCACTGGAATCCTGTTACCATCGTTCCGGTGTTTTTTCTAAAATAATACCAATTTCCTTTAATCTTTTGCCACTCAAATGCTTGAGTGCCGGATTGTCTATAATAATATGTGTTTCCGTTTTTCTTTCTGAATCCGTTATAGTCACTTGCGGATTTAACATCTGCTTTCTCTACTTTAGTGTAACCATTTAATCCAGCATTTTTTATAAGATTTGGATAATCTCTATACATGTAATTAAGGTCTAATTTCCCACTGTATCCGTTTAGTTTTCCATCTGCAGTATATTGCCACATACCATACACTCCATTATATGTTGGTTTATTTGCGTTGTAATGAGCAACCCAAACATCATATATTTTAAGCATATTCATGTCTAACTTAGAATTAAGCCACGAAGTGCTAGCATAAATACCAACATAGTATCCTTTTTTCTCTAAATAATCTAAGAACTCAATTCCTACTTTTGCAAGCTGCGTTTTTGTTACTTTTGCTTGATGGTATTGGTCTTCTGTATCCCAATACACTGGCAAAGCTAATCTTTTATCTTTTATTATGTTATAAAAATATTCCGCTTCTTTTTGACCTTCTCCAGTTGAATTAGCACATGAATACCAATAAGCACCTATTGATACACCTCTTTTTACAAATTCAGAGTAATGTTTTTCAAATGCTGTATCCTTATTTAATGATTGCCCTGTTCCATATCCTGTGTAACCTGCTCTTAGTATTACACCATCAATCTCTTTTGATATTCTATCATAATCAATTTGAGATGGTTTTTGCCAACTTGAAATATCTAAAACAATTTTCTTCATTTTTCCTCCTAATTCACTGTATAAGCTATACAATCATATAGCTACACTCTTAAAAATCGCTTAAAATCGATTATAGAACGTAGCTATTGCAATTACTTAATTACAGACCTTTTTATTTTAAAAATGGGAACAAATATAATAAAATTGCTCCTACAACTAAACCTAATGTAGTTTTTATTACATAAGATTTTAATTCTTTCATATCTTCAACTTGTTTTTTAGTTTCTGCAGATTTTTGTTTGAATATATCATCTAATTTCATATTGATTACATTAAAATTAGATAAAGTTTGATGCTCAATATTATCTAAAGACTTTTTCATATACTCATAGTCTTTTTGCATTAGTTTGATGTTTGCGTCATGATCTACAAATTGTTTCTCTAGATTGGAAATACGAGCTGTATTTTCTTTTACATCATCATAAATTTTACTTTCCATAGGCTTTATTCCTTTTACTTATTTAATCTCTCAAATGTTGACTTTGTAATATTTAACTCTTTCAATTCTCCAAGTATTTCATCTATTTCTTGAGCTATAGGGATTAATTTCATATCCTCTAAATATTGCTGGGTTTTTAATTTCTCAAGATTTTGTTTATGCGTAACTTCTTCCTCTTTTAATTGTTTTATTCTATCATTCAATTCTTTTATTCTAGATTCTATTACTTCCATCTTTACCTCCTAAAATTGATATTTTGTTAGATATGGATAAATAACTGATATATTAATTGTATTTGCATGTGCTGCTTGATTCCATATCTGCAGTTTTCCGTTTTCAAATAATCTTCCTGTGATAACCTTAGTAGTCATATCCACATAGCCACCTTGTCTTATATCTACTACTACACCCATAATTGGTGGAATAGATACTTGACATATATCAACCCAACCTGTTGTTTTTGCATCCCATTTAAGTTCCATAGCGATATACTCAGGTGTTTGATATGCATGTACAACCGTAACGTTTTGATAGTTGTTAGAAATAATTGTATCTGTTATATCTATCGTTCCTGAAACTAAAGCCCATTCACTCCACGAATTCATATACTTACTTCTTATCCATACAGATTTACTTTGATACTGCGTATATCTTTGAATAATATAAGCATAAGTAGTACCATATTTCGAGATTACCTCTAAGAATCCTGCAGAATTAATTGGATAATTCAAATTAGTATCAGCCCTTGATGTTTGAGTTTGGATATAAAATCCCATATCTAAAACATCATTGAGATTTTCTGTATATAATTCATATGGTGAACTCCCTAATACAGACCAATTTCTATCAATATCTATCAAATAATCCTTACTTGCCACTTTACCTATTGCTATCCCATTTCCAGTTTTATAAAAGTCAACTGTTACATTAGCTGTAGAAATGGAATTGTAATAAGTAGAATCACTTAGAGAATCTTTTACAAATAATTCAAATTCGTATTCTTCTTCAGTACTCGCTGGTACAGTTAATTTTTGTGTTGAAGTGCCAGTCAAATTACTTATAGTCTTAACATCTGAAAAATAGCTAGAATTATCTAAAGTTTTTGTTCTACTTCTAATTTTCAAACTACCAACATTTCTGGAAATATTGTAGATACTAACATCAGCTTCTATGGTTGCATACGCACCATCATCTTGTACTAATCCAGATGCATTTGAACGGTATACTTTGATATTTGATAGTTTAGGATAGTTATAGTCTTTAACATTTACAGTAGTTTTAATTTGTGCTTTTCTTCCTCTAGAGTCTGTAGCTTCAGTATTTATAGTTACATCTCCAGCATCATTAAATATATTTGATGTAAATATCTGCTGATTACTTGATTGTAATAATGTATTTCCTTGTGTAATTTTAGTACTGAAACTTCTAAAACTAGATCCTAAGATTCCCGAAGCTGTATTTACGATTTTTGCACTTGAAAAACCTTTTATATATTGACCATTTAATCCATTAACTAATGTTACTGAATGATTTACAGTTGGAACTATGTTTGATGGTATAGTTAATGTAAAAGTTTTAGATTTTTCCCCAATAATATTAGAACCGTTCATAGTTCTTACCATTACTGTTGCAACCCCTGATACACTATTAGTATTAGCAATTGCCCATACATCGGTTGTAGGAGTGAATTTAGCCGTTTTTACCCCACTAGATAAATTAGCTACAGATGTATAACCTTTACTACCATATTTCAAGTAAATAACGTGAGAAAATGAACTTGTAGCTGGATTAAGATTTACTGTCATCTCATTATTCATTATTAAATTTGAAGTGCTTAATGTAAATGGCGTCGCTCTAGGTATTGCCGTTAAAGTCATTGATGAGCTTCCGTTTGCATTTCCTAAGTAACCGTTGTTACCTGTAAAACTAAATGAAAATGATAAAGTCTTTTTACCATCTGCATTATGAGGGATAGTTAAAGAGCCGCTAGCCCATGTTTTTGTTCTTGATGAGTTAAAGTTATATGCTTTCTTTCCTGAACTTACAACCTTTCCATTTATAATTACTGAAAAATTTGCACCACTTGAATCTTGATTAGCATAAGCACCACTTCCCCCAGAGAAATTAGTAACTAGACTGTAACTAACAGTAGTTGAATTTGCTAATATATTCTGTTTCCCTTGATTCACAGTTAGCACTGTATTGTATTTATTGTTTGTTCCGTGTAGTCCGTTAACTGTTGCCATTAATTCCTCACTTTCCTGAATGATAAATTGCCAGATTCTCTAGGTACAAATTCAAAATTACCTAGCCTTAAACTGTTGATAATGTGTGCATCATATACATATAGCTTGTTATTAGATAAATAGGCTACTTCTTGTCCATCATCTAAAAATGTCATTTTTTCATTTGTTATTTCTACTTTTAAATTACTTGTGTTTTTCCCTATAATTAAGCCATCTCTATTAAACTCGAAATAGGTTTTTATAAACGTTAATTCATCATCAGTTAGATTTTTATTCTCATCTACTACTTGTTGTAGAGCTTCAATTGCAACGCTAAAACTATCACTTTCTTGTAGTAATTTAGTTTCTTGTTGTTGTATAAGTTCATCAACTTTTGATGTATCATAAAAACTTTCTGAAACTGTCTGTAAAATTTCAGTACCTTTATTTTCAATTTGAGCTGTAATATCCACTTTGATATTTTCTAAATTCTCTGCTACTTCAGAATCTAAATTAACCCAGTCGTTAACATCATGATTGAAATACTTTACTCTATTTTCTTTAGCATCATGCCATAATTTACTTGTATCACTTGGAGGTTCTTCAGAATAAATTGTTGCATTTTCACCATCTTTTCCAGGTTCACCATCCTTGCCAGGATCTCCCTTGTCACCTTTGAATTTATCAATTATTTCAGGAGATGATAATTTACTTTCCACAGATTTTGATACAGTTTCAGTAATTGCTTCGGGTGTTATTTTTTCTTCTGCACTTGATACTCTATCTTGTAGCTCCTTATAAGTTTCTTCAGAAACTTTAGATTTTATCTCCCCTTGTAATACAGTAATGTATTGTCTAGTTACCTTTATTTCATTTTCTAAGTTAGATTCTTGTATTTCTCTAATTTGATTTATACTTAATGGAGCATTAGATAATATAACAGAATTTTTTATTTTCTCTCTTAAATATTCTTTTATTGACATTATTCTTTCTTTTGAAAATGTCTCGTTTTCTTTATCTACAAGAGTTAATGTATCTCCTATTTGATAATCTAAATATTTGTATTTATTACTTAATTTAGCTAAATCAATAATATCGACTTCATATGATTTATAAATAGCTCCTAAACTATCTATTATTTTTTGTCCAGCTTCTTTTAAGTTTTTTACAACGGTATACCTTTGATCTTGCCATGTACCATAAATAATTTTATTTGTATATTTAACAGTAGGCTCCAAATAAGGTATACCATTATTAATTGATTCAATCCCTAAATCATCTTTACCTTTAACTATTAATCTTGTTACATAGTCGTAACTATGCGTAGTTACATTCATTTCTCGTAAATTTAGTTCTTGATGTAAATATGAGCCTTTGTCTTCTCCTATTTTTGGAGCTGCAATAATCTTTTTGTTTAAAATGTCCCATACATATTCATATTGAAACAACTCCATTCCATGCTGAATTATCTCAAGCAACGTTTTATTTTTGCCTGTAAGTGTTTCTTTTCTAGAATCATCACATTTAATTTCCCAACCTAAAGGATTTAATAATGGTGATAAGATAGCTTTAAGAGTTGCTGTAGTATAAGTATAATTAGGATAATAATCCTTTTGTAGATCGTCCAAATTAGGCTTACATATAATATCGTATCTATCTCCTGATTTTTTCTTTTCTTTAAGAATATACTCTCCTTCACCCTCAACTTGAATATAATATTCCTCCTTAAAGTATTTTCCCATCTCTTTAGGAACACTAAAGTTTAAGAGTGGAACTAAATTCAATTCTCTCTCAATATAAGCATCAGAAAAAGTATCAAATGATTTTAAATATTCCCTTTTTAATCCTAAAATATCCATATTATATTATCCTCGGTTTAAATTTAGTTTTTATAGTTGCAGCTGGGGTAATTTTAATATTATTTTCTCCTGGTATTAACTTAGGATATGTGAAGAAAATTGTATCTGAAAATTTATTATTTACTCCTTCAAATACGCCACTTTCAATTCCTATAGTTCTTGCTTTTCCTACTATCATGTTATTTAATGTAATTTTTACCTCATTAATTGTCCCCTGATTTATATAAAGAACATATGCACCAGCTTTACTTGGAGTTATTTCTATCGTTGCAGGTGTTATTCCAGTACCAGGATTTATTATTTTAAAATTTGTTGTTTCTACTTCTGGCATATACTCGATAACCATTAATTCGTATTCAACTCTTTGATATTTTCCGTTATCTATTTTTACAGAATGATTAGATAAATATCCAAATAGAATATTTTTCCCTAATCCAAATTCCGTTATTTCACATTTTGATAATTGGGCAATTAATTTACTCTTATTCAAATTGGTTGTTTGAAAATTTCCTTTATATTCAATGTCTAGTTTTAGAGGTTTATAGTTATAAAAAATATCATCTCCAATAAATGGAAGGAGTGACTTTTCTGGCCACTCCGTATCAATTCTTATTTCTGAAGATTCTAAACTTCTTTCAACTAATCTTGCATTAAAGTTTTTTAAGTCTATTCCATTTATTTTCACTAATATCTTCTCCTTTTACTATCTAATGCTTGTTCTTCTGAACTATACCTTGCAGTACTATAACCAACTGTTCTTCCTTCAAGGTCTACGGTAGTGTGTATATCACCAATAATCATTGCTGTACTTCCTGATTTAATTTCTTTTCTATCATATGGGCTTGGTAAATATACATTACTATTGGCTGCTATTTTTCCAGCTGTTAATGTACTTTCAGCTTCTACAGTTTTTTGCATAGTATCTGTTAAGCCGCCTAGTTGCTTTTTAACATTTTTTTCTAATTTTGGCATACTATCATCAAAACCTACTGCAACTCCTGGTGGTAACCATTTACCAACTTCCTTAGCCATTACTCTTGAAGGTGATTTAATGCCAAAGAAACCTTTTATACTACTTAATATTCCTCCAGCAAATCCAGCAATTTTATCTTTTATCCATCCAGTTACAGATTTAATACCATTCCACAATCCTTGTATTAAATTCTTTCCAATATCAAATGCACCTGTGAAAGCACTTTTAATCGCGTCAATTGCAGTATTACCTAAGTTTCTTGCAACTCCACCAATGAAAGAAAACATTGAATGGATTCCTCGTCCAATGCTTGATATTAAATCTTTTCCTATACTAAGACCTTTAGTAAAGATATTTTTTATAAAATCAATAACATTATTAGCAAGATTTTTTACAATCCCCCCAATGTTATTTTTCATGTAAGTAATACCTTTACCAATATGACTAATAAGGTTTTTACCAAGACTCAAAAAATTCATTAATGTGAACGCATTTATAATAGCCATAATTATCTGAGGGATATTTGCTATTAAAGTTGGTATTGCATTAATTAATCCTTTTCCTAAAGCCACTAAAAGCTTAAATCCTGTAGCTATAATCTGTGGAATTTTACCAAATAGTGCATCTGCAAAACTATTAATAATACGCGGTACTTGTTCTATCAAATATGGTAAATTATCAATTAAACCTTGAGCTAATGCCATAATTAGTTCTAAGGCAGCATCTATAAGTACTGGTATATTTTCAATTAAAGCATCACAAATTGCTACAATCATTTTTAATGCTGCAGGTATAATCTGTGGTAATGCTTGAATTAAACCTTGGACCAATCCTAAAATAATTTTTACAGCAGCATCTACAACTAAATTGATATTTTCAGTTATAAATTCTACAATTGTTAAAATTATTTGAACTACTTGAGGTATTAAAGTAGGAAGTGCTGTTACAATACCATCAGATAAAGCTAATATAATTTGAAGGGCAGCATCTAATAGTATTGGTAAATTTTCTAAAATTACCTGACCAAATGAATCAACAATTTGGATAATTGCAGGTATTAATATAGGTAACGACTTTAATATACCTTGAACTAAGGAATCAATAATTTTTCCTGCTGCAGAAACAAATTTTGGTAAGTTTGTTATTATTGTGTTTATAACATTTTGGAGCCCTGTAATAAATGTCGGTATTAATGATGGTAATTTATCAGCTATAGCACCTATAAAACTAGACACTATTTCTATACCAGCAACTAATATTTGAGGTACAATCTTTAATAATCCATTAATAAGAATTATCCCTAAATCTGCAGCAGATTTACTAATTTGAGGTAAGTTATTAGTTAACGATTGAGCAAAAGTACTAACTACATTAACAGCTAATTGAGCAACATTAGGTAAACTTTTCGCCAATCCTATTAATGCTTCGGTTAGCATGCCCCCTAAAACCATTACTAACCCTTCTACTCCACCTTTTGCTTGAGCAGCACTTATACCTAATTCCTCAAGACCTTTACTTGAATTATTTAATTTCTTTATTGTTGCTTCATCTAATCCACTAAATGCATCCCCCATTTTGTTAATATAATCAGTAATCTTACCAATTGCATTTCCTAATGGCTTATCTACACTTTGGAAAATCTTTATTTGTAAAGTCTCTAAAGAACCAAGCATTTGTTCAATGCCAGATTGAACATTGTTTTGCATAGTCCTAGCCATTTCATCAGCTGCTCCATCTGAATTTTTTAATGACTTTGTTAATTCATTCAGTTTATCAGGTCCAGCTTCTACAAGTGCAAGCATTCCAGAAAGTGATTCTTGACCAAATAAAGTAACAATAGCTTGGTTTTTTTGTTCTTGTGTTAAACCTTTTGTTCCTCTTTGAAGTTCTGAAATAATACCATTTAATGGTTTCATATTTCCTTGAGCATCAAAAAACTTCAATCCAAGCTCATCCATTACAGCATTCATTTTTTTAGTCGGTTTTACTAATCTAGAGAATGCCCCTCTTAATGTTGTACCTGCTTGAGATCCTTTTATACCAGCATCAGACATTAATCCTATTGCTGCAGCGGTTTCTTCAACAGTTTGACCCATTGCTTTCGCAACTGGAGCAACATATTTCATTGCTTCGCCCATGTCATCAACTTCAGCGTTTGTATCCGCTGCCGCTCTTGCAAAAACATCAGCAATATGACCCGCTTTACTTGCTTCTAAACCAAAAGCCCTTAATGTAGATGCTGCAACTTCTGAAGCTTTAGCAACATCTCCTCCGGATACTGCCGCTAAATCCAAAAGTCCTGGCATTGCTGACATAATTTCTTTTGTATCAAAACCTGCTGAAGCCAAGTTTTCCATACCATCTGCTGCTTCTTTTGCACTGAATGCTGTGTCAGCTCCAAGTTTTACAGCTAATTTATTTAGTTCTTTGAGTTCCTCTCCGGTTGCCCCAGAGATTGCTTGAACTCTTGACATTTGAGCCTCAAACTCCATTCCAGTTTTTACTGCAGCAACTCCAAACGCAGCTATACCAGCGGTAACTCCAATTACAGCCTTTGTTACACCCGCTACTGCTTTACCCGCTAAAGAACCTAATCCTTTTAGTCCTTTTGTAAAACCGGAAGTGTTAATTTTAGTATCAAATAATAAACGCCCATCAGCCATTGTTTACACCTCCAATTTATAAAATGATAAATAATGACGTCAGAGCGTTCTTTTTAATTATTTATTTTATTTTTAATTTCAATTTCATTTTTACATCTTGTGCATTTTATATAAACCTTTTCTATCTTTGAGTTTTTGTCAATCATTGCTAATCTTTTCCCACAATGTGGACAGGTAACCCATTTTCTAGAAAAAGGCATTTGCAAATTCTTCATCAATTTCCTCCTGTGTTCTCTTATCAGGAAGCTTATATATTTCTTTCATTTCATTATAATATTTCTTTTGTTCTTTACTCATTTTAGAATCTATCTTAATTAATCTAAATCCTAATATTTTTTTAAATTGAGTATTTTCATCTAAACTTTCAAACATTCCCTTAAATTGCCACCAATGAAGATTTTTTACAGTATTTAAGTCAACTCTATATTGTTGTAAAAATGCTGCATGAATATATCCCCAATCTTCCACAAAATCATAAGCTTGTTTTTTCCTTATAACATCATCTTCTTCATTTATTCTAGGCAATTCCTTACCACATCTATAGAATTTTAATATTTCATTTATTAATAAATGTGGCTCATCTATTTTAGGTAATAATTTAAAATAATTTTCAAGTATTTTAATTAATCGTTCTTCTTCACTAATACTACTATCATATATTAATTTTTCAAACTCTATTCCTGCTCTAAAGTCCCAATTTATTGGAATTTCAGTGTTGTTGTATATTATATATTTTGGATAGTTCATATATAACTATTTCTTTCTATTATTTGCTCTTCGCTGTGCTCTTCTTTGTTGTCTATTTAATTTAATAACATTATCATCAGCTTTTTTTTCATCTTCACTATTTTTCATATTAATTCCAAATTTTCCACCATAGTTTTCTATTGCTTTTATAGTTAAAAATAATATATCTAATAAGGTTGCTCTTGTAGTTTCTTTATTTCCATAAATACTATCAATAGTACCTTCCCCATAAATTAATTCCAAACCATCTTCTAAAGCTTCTATAACTTCAGTCTCATTATTTGAATCTAAATTATCAGCAATTTCTTTTAAACTTGCCATTTGTTCTAGTTTCTCATTATTCAAATCAAAGCCATAAATTTTCCCATTAATCTCAACTTCTATATCTTTTTTATCAAAATTTAATTCTAATTTTAACATTCTAATCTCCTATTAATTAAAATAAAAAGAGGACTATTTCAGCCCTCTCTTATTACAATTCTTTTGTTCCGATAGTAACAACTTCTGATTTATCATGTTGTGGTGCAGTTACTTTTACTTTCTTTATCGCTGTTTTTGCTTTAAATGCTCCACTATATTTATATGATTCTGTTCCATCGCCTTCACCATCCGGAATTACAGTATAGGTTCTTTGAATACCATCATATTCTTTTGGCATTTCACTTTCTGCTGTTAACATTGAAGAATAATCGACTGTAAGAATTTCAACATTTGCATCATCTCCTACAAGTTCATCATCAAATATTTTTGCAATTTTCTTGTGCGGTTCATCATTTGTATATTGATCAAATTCAAACTCAATACCTTCAGACATACCTACACTATCTGTTGTTTCAAAATATTCATCTACATATTGTCTTGAATATTCAAGAGCTTCTTTTGATTTATTTAAGCTAGTAAAACCCCTCATTCTAGTCCAAACTGGTACTTCTTGAGTACCAGTGTTCATATAACTTACTTTTCTAGCTCTTACTACTAATTTTCTTTGTTTTGCCATTTTAATCCTCCATATAAATAAATCTTAATTGAATGACATATTGCCCTATAGCTTCATCATTATCAAACAAATACCCACTTGTCAATACTTCTATTTCTTGTGGATATTGATATTGTTCATCTAATTCTGGAACTATACCTTTTTCATTATTTTCTTTTATCCATCTTTCAAGTTTATTATAAAACTCCAAATTAGAAGTGTTATCTACTTCAGATGAAGAATAGTATTCATGAGATTTGAAACTAAAATTCAAGCCTTTTATACAACTACCATCTGTATATCTTTTTATAGGTGCACCTGAAGGGTCTACATTAATTGAATAGTTAACAGCTCCATCGGTTAAATAATCTATTCCTAACTTTGCATTTTCTTCTAAAAATGGACATTTTAAAAAATATTCTCTTATCTTATTAATCATTTTCTTGGTTTACCCCCTGCAATCTTTGCAGCACCGCTTAAAATTTCTTCTAAATGATTAGCTTTCATTCTTTCAAACCACATTTTCCCTCTTCTTCCACCTTTCGCCATACCTTCTTGTCCTCGACCTGCATTTTCATAGTATTGTCTACGAGCATATGGAGTTCTATATATAACTTCACCAGACCCTATTTGAGTGTTAATAGTACCACTTCTTATAAGTGTCCTAGTTAACTTAGGAACATATGGCTCAGATTTCCTTAATACTTCACTATCTATAAATTTTTGAACATTTCCACCTGTATTTAGACCTCTTGCACTTGCAAGTTTTACTGCTGCTTTTATTTGAAACGCTCTTAAATATACAATAGGTTTACTCACACCCAACCTCAAAGTGCCATAAATCTTTTATTAATGAATCGTTTCTGTTGTTAACAGTTTTTATTTTCACAGCAGTTTTATATTGTTTTTCAAGTTCACTTGATGAAGTTATTTCATCTTCAATTAACCCTTTTACAATATAATCTCCAGGTTTTATTGTAAACCCTTTACCATTAAATTGTATTGGGTCTATATAAACAAGATCTTCAATAGATAAATATGGAATAAATACTTTAACAGAATCAGCATTTGACATTCCAGATTTGATTATATTGATACCTTTTGTTTCTTCCCAATGAACATTTAGTATTTGAGTTTTTTTCCACTTATCTAATCTTGTAATTTTATCTAAGTATTTGTTATAAATCGTAATATTAGATTCCGTAATCATGACATTCAACTCCTCTATACATAAGATTTTGTTCATTCATCAGATAAGTAGACACAACTTCATACACTCTATCATCAATAGTTTTATCTTTGTTTTTAGAGGTAGTTATTTCGTCTCCATATTTGAATGATACCGAATGGGAACCTATAGTTTCCGAAGCTATTCTACGACTTGCAGAGCTTTTATTCGATAATTCAATATAATACTCATCTAAAGTATCAATTACTTCACATACAGCAAATTTAACTGTATCTGGGATTGTTTCTAAATATTTTATTCTTCCAAAAGTAAAATAATCGACTTTTGATTGAGCTTGTATATTTAATTTATTGAACTTTTGCTCTGTTACTGTTCCACCATATTCACCTGAATAAAATGAATAATCTATATACATTTATTACCTCCTATTCTTGAGGAAGTAATTTCATTAATTCCTCTTTTTTAGCTTTTGGATTATATTCTATTTTATTTTTATCTAGTATTTCTTTTATTTCATGTACGGTTAGTCCTTTATCTTCTTTTGGACTTAACTTAATTAGTCTAACTTCTTTTCCGCACCCTGCGGCAACAATTTTTTTTGCTAATTCTTCCGTAACTTCAACAACTTGACCTTGTTTACCGTCTTCTTTATAATCTTTGAAAATTACATCTTGATTTAATTGTATATACATAATTTATCCTTTCTTATAAAAACAGGAGGGATAATATCCCTCCCTTAGTTTTATAATTCAGCTTTAGTTATTGTCACCTTAAATATTCCATCTAATTTTTCAGCTAACCAAAGCATTGAAGAAACAGCCAATGTTTGATAAGTGAATGAAATATTATCTTGGAAGTGTTTAACACCCAAGAAACCTTTAACGCCTGTAATTAAGTCAAATGCATTTGCAACATCTGATCCAGCTACAGGAACATAATACATTACCATATTTTCAGCTACTGTAGTTATTACAGTTGATTTATCTACTGAATTTGATATAAATACTACATCATACCCCAAAAAGTTTTCTAAATAGGTCATTCCAAATTCTTTTTGCATATTAACTTGAGCTTGTCCTAAGTAATCAGCAACATCAAGCGGATTTACAAACGCTACTGAAACAAACTCTTGGTCTTCATAAGCTATTTCAAGTTGTGCCCAACCCTGTGCTAAGGCTCCTTTAAGACCTACACCTGTTGCAGTACCAGTACCAGTCTTCATATTAGTAAATAAATTATTTCTCAAGTTCTTGTTCAACTCGTTAAGTAATTTATCATCTGTCATTGATACAGCTTTTTTGAATCCGTAACGTTGGATATGTTCACCTGGTACAGATTTTCTTCTTTTATCCCACTCTAATTCATATGTTTTATCTGGTTCAAATTTTACTTTAGATAAAGGAATTACTTCACCTTCAGCAACCTTACCTCCAGCTAAAGTAACTGAAGATTTATAAGTCTTAACAGTTGCTCCCATTGGCATAGGTATAACTCTCATTACTGATAGCATTTTTTCTAAGCCTGTTATCTTTTCCTCGAATCTATATGCAAAATCAATATCTTTTGCCGCTAAATAATCTGTTTTTGATTGTAAATTTTCTTCTGCCATATTTTATTTCTCCTTTAATTATTAAATAATTCTTTATTTTCAATTATAGCTTTCGTTCTCTCTTCAGAATCTTGAATTGACATAATTTCTGAAACTGTAAGATTACTAGTTGTATTATTTCCAGGTTTAACAAACCTTGGTGGAGTTGTATTGTCATTTCCTTTATACATATAGTCTTCAGACTCTTTATGAGCATTAATTATGTCTTCAAGTCCTATCCACTTACCTTCTTTAAATTCAGCTTTTGACAAATCTAAAACTGCAGCAACAGCTTTAGGATTTTTTGCTCCAGCAAGCATTAACTCTTCTCTTAAAGCATATTCTTTAATTGAGTTATCATATTTATCTTGCCATTCTGCATTATCCTTTTCATATTCTGCAGCTTTTTGTCTTAAAGTCTTTAAATCATTCTCAGTATTTTGAAAATCTTTAATTGTTTCATTAGCAGTATTTAATTGAGATTGTAAATTATTTACTTCTTCAACTTTATTATCAAATTTTTGTTTGTCCACATACTGCCCTTGACTAAGGTCTGCTAGCTTTATACCATTGTCTTTAATTAACGAAATAAACTGATCATAACTTAAAGATTTATCACAAAATAATTGTTTTATAGTTTCCATATTTACTCCTTTAATCACTGATTTTATTAATCGACTGTTCACTCAGTCATCTGTGATTGCTAAATTTAAACGCCGATAGCTAGGCAAAATAAAAGAGCCTTGAAAGGCTCATTAGTAAAATTATATTTAGGACAGTTTTAAGACTTATCCAGGTCTTTTCATGTCATAAGGTAGCGAAATTCCTTGTATGACTAAGTGCATTTTAACCCTATTGCATGGGAGATTGTTGGATCACCTCGCTTTCTATTTTTCTTTAATAGTTCTCACGAAATAACCTCCTTTCCAAATTTTGACATAAAAATACCACCCTAGTTAATTCTAGGATGGCTTATTTAAATGGTAATCCTTTTTCATATAATTCTTTACACTCTCTTAGAGTTAATTTCATTGGTCCTTGTGGACCATCTAATTTCTCTCCATATCCACTATTATGATATCCACATTTTTCGCAAATGTCATGTTCTTCTACTAATGTTCCACAAACGGGACAATGTATATATGGGAATCCATCAATTCTTATGACACCTTTCTTATTTTCCATTTTTTACATCCTTTTCTAATTGCTCTAGATAATAATCATACTGTTTTGTTGGTTTATAAAATGTTTTTATATATCCATTTTGTCCAATAGCAATCTCATTTTTAGCTTTATCATAAATTACTGTTCTTCCATCTTTCGTTTCATATCCGAAGATATTTTCACCGTCGATTTTTTTAGATAATAATTTTCTTGCAGACTTAATATATTCTTCTTTAGTCTTAAAATTAAATTCTTTCCCATGAGATTTAAAATGGCCTTGTAAGGATTTTTCAGTTCTGAATTCTGATTTGTTCCATTTTTCATTAAATAAATTATGTCTAGCAAGAAGATTAATTCTCTCATTTTTATTATATATATTATACAACTTTTCAGCTAATTTATCTACTTTCTTATACGCCCAAGTAGCCTGTACAGCTTTTTTCCTATCAAAATTATACACTAATTGATTGAGAGGTAGTTTTTCTTTACCTGTTACTTCAGAAAATTCATCATACAATTCTCTTTGTCTTTTTAGATATATTGATCTAGCAGTAAACATTTCTTTGTCATCTGTTGCATCTAAACCTACTAGTTCTCTTTTAGTTTGAGATATTGACCTTTCTATTTGTCTCATTTTTTGACCCGCTTCATACTCGCTATACTCTTTACCGTTAAACTCATATTTTTTTGATTGATCATTAAATTCATCTAATTGTGATTGTGTATAATTTCGAGTACTTATTCCTTCAAAAAAAACAAACCAGTCATGATAACAATTAGCCCCTTGAAATCCTGCAACATCTCCATAACCTATATCAATTAAATTTAAATAACCACTTCTACCAGATAGTGAAACAATCTGACCTTGCCAGACAGAATGAGATGGTCTCGCTCCGGCATGTGCTGTAATTTCCATTAAATCTTCACCCATATCAATAGCATTTTGCAAAGCTATTTTACCAGCCATCTGAGAAATTCCAGTTAATAAATTATTTCTTACTGTTGATTCCAAACTTCTAGATACCCCTGACTCATAATTAACAGTTCTAACACCTGATTTCGCCATCTGTTTTACAATTCTTCTAGTAACACTCTGATAATCAAAGGCTCCACTCGTCGTTTGAAAAACAGCTGTATTTATAGCTTGTCTATAATAATTATCAACTTGACTAAATTTTCCTTTTTCATCAACAAAACCTATAGTACCACTTAAATTTAATATACCTTTTTTCAAATCTTCTTGAGTAGCTCTTATTAAATTTACAACGAATCCATTTCTCTCAAAATCTTGTAATTTTTTTCCAACTGTTGCGTAATGTTTAAAATCATCTCTATATTTTTCAAATCCATATTTATAAACTATACTATCGACTACACTAGCACTTATTCCTAAAGTATTAGCTATCATCTCTCTTGCTCTTTTAGAGTCATATCCAATATCTATTAAATCTTGCATTTGCTTTTCAGCAGTTTGTGTATAATTACCTTTACCGTTAATTTCTGAATCTATCCTTCTAGCTATATCCCATATTAGCATTCTTTCTAACTCGTTAAACTGATAAGATAATTCCTTAGATAAATTTATTAATTCTTTATGATTAAGCATCAGAATCATCCACTTCGTAATCTGTTTGAGTATTTTCAGAATTAGGTAACATTTCTTTTGCTTGGCTTTCAGTTACCCCATATCTATACATTAAATAATATTCAGGTTTAATTAAGCCTGCAGCTAATTCTTGTAACATTAAGTTTGCATCTGTTTTTCTATCAACTATTATGGAATCATCCCATTCGAAAGAGATTTCATAATCATCAAATTTCCCTATATTATAGAATTTAGCAAATATACACATTCCATAAACTAATTGTTCTAATGCTATTTGTAATGATTTTTGAATATCTGATATTGTGGTATAAGACCTTTGTTTACTTGTTTTTATTTCTTCGGCTGTCTTTTCAACTTCTTGAACATCTGATAATGTTCCATAAGCAAGTCCACAGTTGAACTCTACTCTTTGCAGTATCTTATTAAGTCCGTTATAATGGCTAGAATCCCTTATTTCCGGGCTATAAACATTATAGAAAGTGTCATCTCCTTGTTTATCAATAGAGTACTTTCTAAATAGCCTTTCCTTGCCCTCTGGAAATTTATTATCTTTTATCATTGTTTCAGAAACTTCAAGTGCAACTTCTTTTGCTTTATACTCCCAGTTAATTCTGTTCCACATCTCTGATGCCTCTTGTATCAAACTTTCAGCTTTAGAATAAACAGATACACCTAAGTTAGAGTCAGGATCTATATTGTTAGCAAACGGCATTTTAAAATAGCTAAATAATGGTTTTTCAACATTTTCAATAACTATATTTTCTTCTAACCCTTTCCATTCACCTACACTTGATAACTTTATTTCTCTACCAAGTGGAGTTTCTCCATAATCTTTAGGCCCTTTCTTATAAGCTCTATTAGTAACATAATAATTGATTCCAGCAAGTTCATGTAGCTCTAATCTGGTATAAGTATTATCTCCTTCAATAAACTGTTCAATAAAAATAACTGAAGTCATTTCACCATCTGTAAAACCTACAGGTACAAATCTATCTGCCTTTACAAATTCAACCGAAATTTTATTATCATCGAGATAAGGTTTCAACATTAAGCCCCCCATAGCAATAGCATATTCCGTTTGAACTCTCAATTTTTCAACAATTATTTGATAAAAATCATTTAACTTGTTTTCTGTATTATTAGAAACCGTAATTTCTGATTTCATTTCAATCGTAGTTAATCTAGCTAATTCAGAAGCTATTGCAGCAGGTAATTCCATTGTTTTATCACCTGATTTAATATACTTAGCTTTATTCAGATAAATATCTTTCCATCTTTGGATTGCTCGTCCCATTTCTGCATTAACCGGTATTTTAATATTAAGTGCTTTATCAACACTCTCAACAGGAAAAATCATTGTATAAATCCTCCTAAAAAATGATTTTACTTTATCGAACATGGATTACCTCCTTTCGATTAATCTTTTTATATCTCTTTCAAATGTATATTCGAACGCATCAAGCGTATCAATATCATTCGTTCCGTCATCAAGCCTTTCATCTATTCCTTCGTCTGATTTTTTACTATTCCACACGGCATTGCATAATGCTTCCTCCAGAGTTTTACAATGCTTTGTAATTTTAAATCTTTTGGAATCCATCAATATATTTTCAGCTCTTATTCTGTCGTTAATTTCAAGTTTCCAAGCTCCTTTTACAATAATATGATTTAATCCATCATTATAAATTGCCTTTTCAACATCTCTACCAAGCACCGACTCAGCATTATCATAATAGAAATAATCAAATGCACCATATAGGCTTTCTACTGCTTTTATAAAATTAATAACCCATTTAGTTATATCTTGGGTCGTTGTCCCCTCAGCCCTTAATTTAGAACTATATAAAGCATGCAGCTCTTTATAATTAACTGTCATTCCTGAAGCTACTAATGTATGATTGGATTTATTTCCACCAAAGTCCATTCCAATTACTTTTTTCGTATAGAATCTTTTTTCTTCAGTTTCATCCAAATAAAAAGACAAAGGTTTATTAGCAAACGTCCTGTATATTAATCCTTCTGCTATTGCTCTTTGTCCTAATATGTCTCTTTTATACCAAATTGATTCTTTATCATATTGATCTATAATTTCTTGCTTACGCTCTTCTGTTAAATTAATATTATCGAAAATAGTAAACGACTGATAGTTGTATCCTTTCAGCTTTTTCTCTTTGTATTTGTCAATATAATTGGTGTATATCTTATGCTTTGGAGCACTTGGGTTAAGGTCCCAATATATTTTTCTATCCAAAGCCATTAGCTGCCTATTGAATGCTTCTTTAATTGTATTATCATGATGCTGGTTAATTTCTGTTGCAATCCACATTCCGTATGAGTTACCCCTAAAAGACTTGTAAGAATTTTCTTTCATTCCACCTGCAAATATAACAACTTTTAGACCAGTGTAGGATTTAATAAATAGTGCTTCATTTGATTTATATTTTCCCCATTTACAACGACCTCTGAAAATATATTCAAGTCCAAATCCATTTGCATCTCCAATGTTTAACTTTGCATTAGCTACTGTAGAACCTGTAGCAAGGTGTAATTTATCTCTACAGTGGTCTAAGTCATACGCGAAGGCAAATACATTATCTATAGTCTTTCCTGCTCTTACAGCCCCTTCTGCAACGTTTATCGTTGAATTTCTACAGGCTCTAATATAATCTATGTGCTTTTGCCCAAAATTATAATTAATCCTCTTGCTTTTGGTCGCCATAAATCACACCTCTTATATCTTCTATATCTTCATAGTCGTTATCAGATCCTTTTATATGAGCTGTTCTTGCCTTAATATTTTCAATTCTTGCCTTTTGTTCCTCAGTAGCCAATGGATCTTCATTAATCATCTTTTCATATTGCTTAATCATATTATTTAATTGTGATTGCACTCTAGATAATGAATTAAGATAATTACTTTGTTTTGTTTGTGCTGATTCTACTGCAAATTGTTCTCCTATAGTTTTACCTGCAGAATAACCAGACTTTATAATATTATGGTCATACTTGTCATCTACATACATTATTTTTTGAGACCTAATAATTGCAGCATAAGCTAATACTATTTGGTCCCATAATAAATCGATTGGATTTTTTGTTTTTATAGCCTCAACTATTTCTAATGTTTCACTTGGAAGAAATCTCTCAAACAACCCATGTTTTTTTGCATTTGTATTTTTCGGCTGTCCGCCTTTTTTCCTTTTGGAGCGTTCCGTATTTTTCTGGAACGTTCCGTTTAATTTTTGTTCCCATTTATCTTTACTTTTCCAACCTCGAACAGTTCCTGCTGAAATATCTAGCTGTCTAGCAATCTCAACCAAATCAATATTTCCTTTATTTTCTTGGTATATTTCAAAGGCTTTTTCTCGATTTGGATTCCTTTGTCTAGCCAAATATTATTCGCCTCCTATTCGTTTTGTATTTTAATAATAGGTATAGAAAAAGGACAACCCCAGGCACGTGTGATTTAATCATAATCACATCGTTTATCCATCTCAAGTTATCCTTAAAAGCTATTTATAATTACCTATTCTTTTATAATACTATATTATCACAAGTGAGTGTCCCTCTTTGTCCCAAAATTTTTTCAACTTCTCGTATACCTTTTTCATGCAATCTTTGTACGGTACTTTTATTAGAATATATAAGTGTTGCAATTTTTCTAAAACTTAAAAATTCTAAGTATCTATAACTCAATACTATAACTATTTCATTATCATCAATTGAATTTATAACTTCATCAATTTCTTCTTTGATATTGTACCTTTCAATAATTCTTTGATTGTATTTTTCTATTGCTTCATCTTTCTTAAATAATTTATTTACAAATGTGGTTTCAGTGTTAATGGATGATTGAACTTTTTCACTATTAGAAAAACTTCCTATACTTGTAGCTAACTCATTCCACTCTTGAATTTTCTTTTTATCTAATTGGATAAGCTCATCTATTTTATATGCTCTATTAAGCCATTGTTTTACTTCATCAAACGTCAAGATTCACCCCCTATCTAATATCTTATTTATTTTCTTCCTAATCTTTTTATTTTTTCTATATAACTCTATTAGTTCAATAGTTTCATCACCAGTTATTATGTCATCATCGTACTTTTGTTCTAAAACTTTAATCCTATCTAGGTTGTTCAGATAATCTAAAGTTAACTGATCCCTCTCACTCATTTTCTATACCTCCAATATGCCCAAATGATGAATATAATATTAAATATTACAATCCCTGCTAGTATGTATCCTATATAATCTAATAAACTCATTCCTCCACCTCATCTCCAACATTCACTATTTCAATTACTTCGTTAATTGTTTCTAATTTAGCGATTAGCTTTGATTTTTCCTTTTCTTTATCCCACATTACAAATTGCAATTTCTCAACTTCTATCAATCTTTCTTCTATTCTTGTTTTTATTTTGTATAATTCTAATAGTAAATTTTCTTGATTAATCATTCCTCCACCTCTTCCTTATGTTAAAAAATATCCTTGTTCCTTATAATCTTCCCAATCTGATAACCTAAAAACTCTTTCTTCTCTTCTTATACTCCCCCATATATTCACAGTTAATTCAACATCAACATAAGTCTTTCCATTTAATGTAGTTATTTCTTCTTTGTGAATTTCTTTTATACTCGCTCTCAATAAATCCATTATTCCACCTCTTCAAACATTATTTTTTTAATCAATGGAACTATCAAACTTCCTTTTTTTCTAACTATTTGATAAACAAGATTTTTGTCAACTTCTGGATTTTCTTTAATTAATTCTTTCTTGATGTCTTCTTGTACTAATTTAATAATTTCCCCAATATTTTGTGGAATCAGTTCAATATCTCCATGGCTTAAAACATTTACTACTCTATTCTTTGTAATATAACTTTCTACCAAGTTGTGTAATTTAATTTCTTCTTCCCCTAATTCTATTTTTACTTTATTTCTAACCTCTGAAAAATCTTCTGTTTTGTGTTTTACCACTGGATAATATATTCCATTGTTATTTGAATTTAATACATAGTTATCTACATTAGGTTTATAAACATAACCTTCAAAGGTATTTCCACCATAAGTTGATTCTTTAGGTAATTCTTCTTTAACTAAATCAATCAATTTTCCTGTTTTTATAATTTTTGCCACAAACTCTTCTTTTACTAACTCGTACAAATCTTTTTTACTCGCTATAATTTTTCCATTTGTAAAGTGAATGAAGCAATCATAAAACCTAACTTGCCTTTCTTTATCCTTATTGGCTTGATAATCTGTTTTTTGTACTCCACTACCAAACAATTCTCCATACAAAGTAACTTGTTCTATATCTGCATTTTCAGCAATAAAACCTTGTAATTCTGCAATAATATCTTCCGATAGTTCAAATACATCAGAGTAAGGTTTTTCATCAGTTATAAAAGTTGACCTTTTACCAACTCCAACTCTTAAATTTTTATCAACTGTTAATTGAATATTAGTTCCATGATTTTTTTCAGTTGCATAATATTCATCATCTAATTTCCCAATTAAATCTCTTGTTTTCCCTATCGCATAATGATTTGTTAAGCTCGGGTATCTTGTAAATTTCATTCTTCCACCTCTTCAATTTCTGGATTATAATTAATATTAAAATAATCCTCTTCAATCAAATACTCATTCAATTCTGATTTAAGCCTTTCAATGTCTCCATTATAAAAATTAATAATTTTTACTAAAACTTTTGGAAAACTACTAAAATCTTCAAAAGACAATTCATAATTATTTTGATTCTCTCTGTAGGCTGCTATATAATTAATCAGTCCTTGCAAAGTAAGATTATTAAGTATGCTTTTAAGTTCATCATTTGTAATTTGTGTCCTTTTTCCACTAGTTAAGTTAAATCTTGCTAAACTTCTCATTCACTTTCCCTCCTCATAGAAACTAATCTTTTTTTCCATATATAAGGCAATCTCGTTTTTTAATATCCACAATCTAATTTTTTCATAATGTTTTTTCGTTGATGTATATCCTAATCTCATGTATCTCTGAAAAGAACCATCGCATATGTCTAATTCCTCGTATATGTCTTTAAGCATAAGTCCTTGTTCCTCTTTGATTTTTAGAATTTTGTCTACATCTATTTTGTATTTAGCGACCATATTACACTTCCGTAATTATGTAATTATCATCACTATACAAGAAACATTCTTTATAATTTTTGAATTGAAATAATCCATATGTTTCGTATAGCTCAATACACTTTGCTTTATCATTATGAATTAATAGCTTTTCATTCCTATTATTAATCGCGTTGAATTTATATATTTTCCCTATCTTAAACTTTTTATCATTTTTATTTACTTCTACTTTTTTCTTTTTTATCCATTTCATTTTTATTTTCCTTTATTGTATTTTTTCAATTTTTACATAAATTCCTACTACATCATTCCAAAATTTTTCAGTAATTTCACTTGAAACTTGTGCATCATCTTCCCAAAATCTTAATTTAGTCATCTGATCTTTAAAAGCTTTTATGATATTGTCGGTATCAGGCTTAGTATCTTTATAGACTCCAATTTTAGTCTTATCTTTAGTTCCATAACACCATTTAGTAACAAGTCTTAAAGGACCTATTAAAGGCTTATCTGGTTTATGTCTATAAAGTTCAGACTTAAATATTTCTTTCGCCTCTCTTAAAAGTGGTGCATCATATATAATTGGTTTATTATCTTTATAACTCCAAGTGATTTTTTTCTGTTGACCTGTAGCTGTAGGTATTTTTTCAAGAGGTATAAAAAACTCTATTGTGTTATTTATTTGTCTATCTTCCAATTTTCCTCCTTTGAAAATTTTTCTTAGGTGATGGTCGTGCATGAATAAAAGGGCGGAGCTTAACGCCCTTTTTTCATTCACAATCACCTGTGCCGAACTTCACCTGTGAAGAAAATAATATATATATATATATATAGTTTTTGCTTCGCATGACAATACTATTGATTTTTCTTTCTTCACACATTAACTGTGAAAGGAAAAAACTATTGTTTTTTCACACTTAAGCCTAAAATTGACCTATGAAAATACTATTGATTTTTCTTTCTTCACACATGTTACTTTTCTTCCTTTAGGGTAACAATTGATTCTTTTTGTCCATCAATTTTTTTAGTTTCAAACCCCTTATGTTCTTTAATCCTGTTCCAAACAGTCCTATTAGTTACGCCTAAATAGTCAGATAAATCTTCTATAGTAACATCACCTTCAACTGAACAAGCCTTAAAAGCAACTTCTAGAGCCTTCATTCTTTCTTCTTTCTTTTCTTCTGGTGACTTAATATTTTCTTGAGCCTGCTGCCATGCTGGTTTTTCACCTTGAGGAATAACTTTTTCCAACACCTTTTTGTCGTCTAATTCATGTATTGGATACTTAAACCAAATATTTACAGGATCAAATGACCTAAACTCTCTTAGAGTTCCTTCTATTCTCCACGCTGTTTTATGCCTTGCATCATCTTTAATTTTAAATATTTCTTTTTCGATTTCCGCAAGTTCAATCTTAGAATATATCTGTTCAGCGTGGTATCTCATCTTAGTTTCTAGCTTTTCATCATTTGCGGTAATTTTATTGGTATAATATTCAAGATTTCTTTGCTTAATTAATCTTGATAAGAACAATCCTGCAAGTCTTGATTCTTCAATATCTTTCATTTTTTCATCATATTCTAATTGAATTACATCAAGTAATGCGTCTGGATCTCTAGCGAAAACTCCAGAACCTGAAGCTCTATCCATAGCTTTTTTGCTACCTTGCGAACCTTTACTATGGTGATGCGCATAAATTACTGCACATCCTAATTCGGTAGCAACCTTATCGAATTGATTAGTAAAGTGAGCCATCTGATCAGCAGAATTCTCATCCCCTGTAATAACTTTGTATATTGGGTCAATTACAACTGCTATATAGTCTTTTTTTTGAGCTCTTCTGATTAGCTTTGGGGCTAACTTATCCATTGGTACAGCTTTACCTCTTAAGTTCCATATTTCTATGTTATTTATCCCTTTTGGTTCATATTCTAGAGCTTTATATACATCCTTAAATCTATGAAGTGCTGAAGGTTTATCTAGTTCTAAATTGACATATAGCACTTTACCTTGTGCACAGTCCCAATTTAGCCATTTTTTTCCTTCTGCAAGAGCTATTACTAGTTGTATCATTAAATATGATTTACCAGCCTTACTAGGTCCAGCAAGTAGCATTTTATGACCTTGTCTAAGCACACCATTAATCAATGGTGGAGATAATTCTGGTAGATTATCGAATACATCAGCAAGTGATTCTGGTTCAGGCAAATCATCATTTACACCTTCAATCCACTCTTCCCATTCTTCCCAAGAATGTTTACCTATATTTTTATCTATGATAAATTGTTTTTTATCTCCACGATAAACACCTGGAAGCCTTGAAAGTCTTGATGGATTTCTATTTTGCTTATCTATTGCAAAACCGTTCTTCTCACATACTTTGTAAAGATAATCGACTCTTTTTCTATAATCTTCATAAGTATTTGCATCAATTTTTACTATTGCATGAACAGATTTTCCGCCACTAAAAACTAACATTTTTATTGGAAGTTCAAGTTCTCTAAGAATAGATTCTTGTTTTTCAATTTCTACTACATCAGATTCTACAAGAGCATACCTATAATCAGTTACATTATCATTTTTTATGCCTTTTCCATCTAGCGGATTAAATCTTATCCAAGCACCAGCAGTCTTATCATAAGTACCAAATACATCTTCTATATTGTTATATTTATTTAACTCTTGAAGTAAGTCCCCAGCAGTTCGGCTATAAACACCTTTTGTAGGTTTTTTAACTCCATCATAGTCATATGTTTCAGTAACATATCCTACATACTCTGTAGCTTCAAATAAGGTTTCTAAATAAGTTTTTACTTGCTCTACTTGGTTAAACTCTTTATCAGTTGGAATCTTTATTTCTTTTTCTTCTATGTAGTTATGATCTACAACTACTAATTCGTCTGATATAGTATCATTCCAATCAAGAGCAAATTCTTCTTTCTGACCTGGAAATCTAAATCCTTGTTGTTTTGCATATTCTACTATCGTTCCACCTGTTACAGGTGTAGGGTTACCATAGAATGTATTCCATTTTATGTAACACTCTCCTGGTTTATATCTTTCTATATCTCTCTTACTCCATTCATCCCAATCATATGCAGATAAGCCTTCATGTTGTAAAGCCATTCCTACATTTATCCATTCTTGATAATCTAACCTTGAGGGCTCTATATGTTTTAGTAATTCCTTGTGATTTATTTTATTGTTCATTTATCCCCCCTGGTTTATATGTTTCAGGATTAACTCCTTGTGGAATTCTCCAATTATTCATTGATATTCTAGATATCATTTTGCTTGCAACATCAAATTGCCAAGTCCCAACATGTAAAAATCCTTTATTTTCTAAAAATCTAATTTGTTTTGGCGTAGCAAGACCAGCATCTCTACGTTTATTTAATTTATCTAACAGTAAATTCGCTTTACCTGCATTATCAATTGAGTCTGGTAGTATTCCATATTTTTCAAGTGCACTAATTTGTTTCTTACTTGCTGGAGCTATTTCCCAACCAAAGTTTGGTACATAATTTTCAATATCACTGTCTTGTATAGACATTTCAAATTGAATTGGGTCAACAAGTTTTCTCTTTCTTTTTCTCATTTCTTTAAGTTGTTCAGCTAAGGCTTGTTCTCTTTCTTGAATAACTTCTTCTATAGATTTAGCTTCTAATTCTTCTATATCAAATTCTTCATTTGGATTTTGTTCAGTCTTTTCATCCATCTTTTTTTGAACTTTTTCATTTGTAGTAATTAAATGTGAGGGTCTACATAAAGCGTGTCTTTCTGTATGCCATAGGAAATCTAAAAGTAGTACATGGTCTTTTCCAGGATATAGCCTTGTTCCTCTTCCCACCATTTGAGAATACAAGCTTCTTACTTTTGTAGGTCTAAGTACAACTACACAATCAACAGATGGACAATCCCAGCCTTCAGTAAGTAACATAGAATTACATAAAACGTTATACTTTCCTTTATCAAAATCTGAAAGAATTTCTTCTCTATCTTTTGAATTACCGTTTACCTCTACTGCGTTAAATCCTGCATTATTTAGGAAATTTACCATTTTTTTTGACGTATCTATAAGTGGTAAAAATACTACAATCTTTCTATCTTTAGCAACATTCCACATCTCATTAGCTATTTGTTCTAAGTAAGGATCTAATGCATTTCCTAATTCACTTGCTTTGAAATCTCCCGCTTGTTGGGTAACACTTGATAAATCTAAATCAATAGGAATAGTTAATGCTTTTATCTTAGCTAAATATCCATCCTTTATTGCTTTAGGAAGAGAATATTCAAATGCTAGACTTTCAAAAAATGCCCCAAGATTCTTCATATCTCCTCTATCCGGAGTAGCTGTAACACCTAATATTTTAGCTTTAGAAAAGTGATTTAACACTTTTTGGTAAGATTCACTCATTACATGATGAGCTTCATCAACAATAATAGTTCCAAAATAATCTGGAGAAAATTGCATCAAACGTTTTTCTCTCATTAATGTTTGCACTGATCCAACAACCACTCTAAACCATGATCCTAAACTAGTTTCATTTGCTTTTTCAGTCGCTGTTTTTAATCCAGTAGATTTTTCTAACTTATCAGAAGCTTGCTCTAAAAGTTCTCCTCTATGAGCAAGAATTAAAACCCTGTCACCTTTTCTAACTCTTTCTTCTACAATTTTTGAGAAAACTATTGTTTTACCTGTACCAGTAGGAAGAACAAGCAGAGTTTTATCTCTGCCCTCTTCCCATTCATTAAGCACTTTTTCTTTAGCTTCTTGCTGGTATGGTCTTAATTTCATTAGAATGTACCGCCAGTCCAACTAGCTTTCGCTTCAGGCTCTAAGAATTTTTTGACTTCATTGTATTTTTCACCATTCCACTCTCTATGAGAAATTGTTAGTCTGCCTGTTTTCCCTTGAGCAGCTGCCCAATTCATTCTTAAAGGTTCACCTTTTTGTTTTAGTCCAATAGAGATAAAGAATTCTGACAATTTCCATTCAGATTTTGTGTTTAAGAATAAATTTGTTTTTAACTTAACTTTATTATTTACTAATACATGTACTATTGCTTGAGGACAAGGTGCCATTTTTTCTGACCCATTAAAATATGATTTTTCAATTTGTTCTACCTTAAAATCATAATCCCCTTCATCAAGTAAAATAAATTCACTTTCTTGACTAATTTCTTCATCCCAACCTAATGCTCTATCTTGTATATCTGCCATTTTTAAATCCTCCTAAAGATTTTGTTCTTCTATAAATTTTCTAATTTGTTCAAATGCTCCTACTAAAACTTGGTCAATAAATTCAGTAGGATAATTATTTATTCCTGTATCTTGAGGGAAATACCCTCTTAAAGTAACTGCCTTTTCTATTTGTTCAACACTAATTCCATGATGATTCATCAAGTCTCTTAACGCATTATGTTTAACATGTATTTCATCTTTTTTAGTTCTATCAAATGGTATTCTAACTTGATCTGTATTTATCATTTCAAATTCATCTTCGGAAATTTCTCTAACTTTTTCTTTTGGTGGTAAATTTTCATTTATTTCTTCTATTACTTTTTCTGCTTTACTCCCGACTTCCACTTTTGTTGTTTCGTTATCGTTATTTGCATAAAATTTTTCTTTTTTCTCTTTACTAAAAATATGAGCAATCATTGAATAATCAAGTTCTAATTCATCAGATAAGTTATGTCTATTTTTTGCGTCATATGCTGGGTGGTTAGTAGTATGCATAACCCTTTGTTGACTTGTTCCTTTTCTTTTAGTTGTCATTCCATCTTTTATTGTTGTCACTTCGGTTTTGAAGTTTAAGAAAAGTAATAAGTCTGCCCATTCTTTTGTTAAAGATGATGTTTTTTTCTCTAACTTAAGTTCATATTTATCATATGACCCTAACTGATCTGGACTATCTACCTTCCTTTGTGTAGCGTGTGCAAGTAGCACTACATTAATTCCTTTATCTATAACATCTGACAATTTATTTAATAAGTCCTTTCCCCATACATCAGCCAAATGTTTATATCCTGCACCATAACCATAATCTTCAATATTTTTTACAAATTGTCCATTCGCATTTGGTCTACTAGCCACAACATAGGGCTTACACAAATATTCTTCCGCGTAATCTAGCGTATCTATTACTAATGTTTCGCATGGTTTTTCTTTGATAATCCAATCAATTTGTTGCAGCAATAACCCCCAGCTTGTAGGATTTTTTATTCTGTTTACATTCATATTATTTGTAGATCCTTCAAGGTCTATAAATAATGGATTTGGGAATTTACTCGCTAAAGTAGACTTTCCAATTCCTTCAACACCATAAATTACTACTTTTTGCGCTTTAGCAATTTTACCTGAATTAATTTCAAACATTAAAATTCACCTTCCTTCCATTTTGGTTGCACATTTTGTACTTCTTTTTCTAAAATTTTGCCATCTTCTATAATTACAGAACACTCTTTGCCTTTGGATACTCTTGTTGCAATCACTTGTAACTCTTGTTTTTCTAGCCATTCTCCAAATTCTTTTAATGTATCTAAGTCCAATTGTTCAAGTTTATCCATAAGTACAAAACCACATTCTGGATTTAATGCTTTTACAATTGAAGTAGCAACTACTAATTGTTCACTACCACTCATACCGTCCCATTTTTGACCATTAAATGTAAGTTCTCCATCTTCAATAAATAGTCCATTAAGTGGAAGTTTTGCATTTTTAAGTAAATTAGTTTTTTCATTTCTTAACCATTCTATTTTTTCTGTTAATTCGTCATATTGAATTTTATAATCGTTAGCTTCTTTTAATGCACGTTCTTTGTTTTTGTTATCTTCTACTTTTTGATTTATAATTTCAATATTATTTATTGAATTTACTATTTCTTCTGTAGATTCATCTTTCAGTTGGTCTACTGTTTTTTGACAATTAGCAATATTGACATCATATTCTTTTAGCATTGTCCCTGCTAAACCTCTATCATTTTTAAGTTTAGTTATTTGTTCTTCTAAGTCATTAATTCTTGCACTAATTAATTCATATTCTTTTTGTTTATTTTCTTTGCCTTTTAACAAATCTTGTAAATCATTTCTAATTTCTTGATTTTTTCCATTTCTAGCAAGTATTTCTTGTTGTTCTTTAATCAAATCTATAGCGGATATTTTTTCTTTTGGAACATCTTCATGTTCAATTAATTCTTCAGCATATTTTTTCTTTTGGTCTGCGATTCTTCCAATTTCATATCGTTCGTTATAAGTTTTTTGTTCTTTATTTAATAACTCCTGGAATTCTTCTTCTAAACCAATTAAACCTAAGAGCATTCTTCCTTTTTCTAAATTACTTGCTTCCATAAATTTTGGAATATCTAACGCAAATGTAGAAATAAAACTATCCAGTAATTGTTGTCCAGCCTTTTCACCATTAGGATCAGTTATTTTTAAATCACTATTCTTACCTTTTCTTTCAACAATTAATCCATTAGATAAAGTGATTTTTAAGTATGGATCTACAACCGATTCATCATTCTTTGGATTAGAAGGTTTATATCTGTTCCCGCCTAAAGTCCATGCAATGCTATCTAGTACACTTGATTTACCTTGTCTATTATTTCCTCCAATTATTGTTAAGCCTTCCTTTGTTGGCTCTAATTGGACAGCCTTTATTCTTTTTACATTTTCTAGTTCTAAGCTATTTATTTTTATTGACATATTTTTCTCCTTAATCTTCTACTACGACAACATTGTCAATAGCCCAGTCCATTATCATTTCAGATATTTCTCCAATATTTCTACCTGTTTCATCTGCTAAATCTTTTATTCTTTCGTATGTTTCTTCTGAAACTCTTACTTGTCTACCATGTCTGATTGTGTATGTCTTAATTTTTCTAATCGTTAATTTTTCTGTTCGTAAATTTTGCATTTCTTTCTCCTTAATTATTATTTGTGATATAATTAAGTAAATAAGGTGTGAACTTATTTACTTTCTGATAGACCAAGGTGATAGGCTACCACCTACGCAAAAACCTGGTCATAAATGGACTAAAAAATAATTTTTTTGGACTAGAGTTACAGCTCTAGTTCTTTTTTATTTCAATTCTCTTTTTTGAAAAACAAAATGATTTTCCAAAAAGATCTATTTGCAACCAACTTTCTACATACATTTTTCCGTTTTCTATATATTTAGTAATATAATGTTTTATCATTCTCTATCTCCCCATTACAATATATAAAAGCCACATGCCTGCGATTATCCAACCCCATAGTGCAAAACCTGCAGCAATGGCTGTTGCGTAAATAAATACATTTTGGATTGTGTCAATTGTTTTATTTTTCTTTTTTCTTTCTAATGATCTTTTTTTATAATCCATTTTTTATCCTTATAACATTTCTTTAACTTGCTTTAAACTTTCAAATGTAGAATTTATATAATCCTCTAATTGTTTATTTCTAACTCTTAATTCCTGATTTTCTTTATTGAGTCGTCGTATTTCAAAATTTGCGTTATAATCTTTGTTTAATCTCCTTTGACATTCTTCTAAATCATATTTAGCACCAGGCAAATTTAACCTACTAATTAATCCTTGTTTTTCATAATTAATTATTGTCTGAGAAGTTTTCCCAAGCCTTAATGCTAATTCGCTTTGAGATACTATAATCATGATTTTTCCTTTCTTTTAATTATTTATAATCTCCTGATATAATTAATTTATGGTGTTGCAACACCTAATAATTATGAAAGGAGGTTATGCTATGAAACTTAATTTTGATAGGGTAAGATTTCTACTTCTAGATATTGAAGAAAATATTCCATTAAATCATTTTAAGGAATTTAATTCTCAAGAATCCGAAGACGATGTATATACTCTCAAAAAGCTAATAGAAGCTGGTTTTATTAATGCAACTGTTTCAAATTTCATGGATGGCAACACGACTATATACGTAAAAGAACTTACATATAATGGTCACGAGTTCTTGAATAATATTAGAAATCCAAAAGCTGTAGAACATACAAAAAATGTTCTAAAAGAAATTGGATCTGCTTCTCTTCAAATAATGTCTCAAGTAGCTAGTGAATTTATGATGAAACAGCTTGGACTTTAATATCTTTCTTTGGTATATCTAATTCAAGATATAACTTTTTATTAAATGGAGTAGCTTCTATCTTATATCCAACAATATTTGGTATTGGCTCTCCATTTACTTTTAATTCAAATTTTTCCTTAGTGTCTATTAATTCAAATTTTTCCATGTTGGTCTCCTTTGTTAATTGTGGTTGTTTTGTTACTTTTTACGGAAAACCGTATTTACTTAGCAAAAAAAATAATATCTATATCTTTAGGATTAATTTTTAAACCTTTTATCGATTTTTCAATTTCATCTTGTTTGAATGGTAATCTACTATTAAGTCTATCCTGTAAACTAGTATACGAAATACCTATATAATCAGCATAATTATCTAATGTTCCAAAATGTTCTCTTATTAATCCTCTAAGTTTATTATAATTATAAACTGGCATTTCCTCTCCTTTCTTTAATCTATAATTTGATAATTTTTCAAAGCAAAATCTATTAATTCAGCACAAACATACTTAACAGGCATGTTAATTTTCGCTAATATATCTTTGATTTTTTCTGTTAGATCATCTGGGATTCTTATTGCAGTATCATTAGCTCCCCAGTCTTTTGTTTTCTTTAATATTAATTTTTCGTTCATTGTTTTTCCTTTCTAAATTTTAGGTATATATTTAATCTCCTTTGATATAATTTATATATAGTGTTACACCACTAAATATATATGAAAGGAGAATAATTTATGTCAGCAAAATCTTTTATTGACAGACTTGGCATCAAAGCATTAGTCCAAAAGCAAAATGGCACCACTTTTGAAACAACGGTTTTACCAAATAAAGATGACAAGTCACAAGAAAAGTTTCTAATGCTATATGTTGGTACTGATATTGAGTCTTCAGATAAAGTGATATTACCCGATGGAAAACAAGTCACAATCCAAGAAGTAGAAACTCAATATTGGCATAGGCAGCCAAGTGTTCTTCATGCTTATTATGATCGTTCACCAGAAAAATCAAATCAAATCTTTAACATCAATAGCGTTTCAAATTCTAACATTGGTAATTACAATACAGTTAATATAGGTTTAACTTTTGAAGAGATTAGAAATCTAATTAATGAAAACTCAAATATTAATGACAGGGAATCATTAAATGAGCTAGTAAACGAATTAGAAAATATTACTAATAATTCTAAAGAACTTAAACCAGGTATATTTGCAAAATTTGCAAATACTCTACAAAAAAATTCCTGGATATCTGGACCACTTGGCCAAATATTAGTATCGTATATTACTAAACAATTTTAATTATTATCAGCACCTGCCCCAGCAGGTGCTGAGTAATTTATTAATCCATTATGATAGAATTGAAATTCCATCTGTACACTTGTAATTGATTCTTGATTTTCTATATTACACATTCTCAAATTATTCAATTTCTTACCGTCTACTTTTACTTGAAACTCATCATTATTGATAAATATTTCTATATTTTCCATTTCCCCTCCTTAAAAAATTCTAATTAATATACTAATCAAATTTAACACGATCAATATATATAGTAACTTTCTAATTGTTTTTTCTGTGTTTTTCATATATAATTACAAGTGAGATAGTTAAGGCTTATCGCCCTAACTTATCTACTATTTTTGAGATGATGTCAATCACTTTTTCAATTATCATCAGTATCGTTAGTACTATGATTAATTTGTGATTGTCATCTTTTTTTATATCTCTTTTCCGTTTTCTTCTCACTTGTTTACCCCCTTTCCTTAACTTCTGATTTTATTATATACGGTTTTCCGTATTAAGTCAAGTCTTTTTTTTATATTTTATAAAGTTTTCTTGACAAATAAAACGGAATTCTTTATAATTCAATTGAGGAGGGAAAAATGAAAGATATAAAAAAAGAAGATTTTCCATCAAGATTAAAAAAAATCATGAATGATAGAAAAATTTCGCAAGCAGAATTATCAAAAATAACTAAAATCACCGCTTCATCTATTAGTGATTGGCTCAACGGAAAATATGAAGCTAAACAAGATAAGATAGATATAATAGCAACAGCTCTTAATATTAGTCCTGCTTGGCTACTTGGGTATGATGTACCTATGTTAAATGGAAATAAAAAGATTATAAGCTATGATTTAACCCAATCCGAACAACAACTTTTAAAAAACTACAATTCAACTAATGAAAAAGGTAAAAAAAGAATAATGTCCACTTCAGAAGAGATGGTAGAACTATATCCTATAATTAACAGAGATGAAATTCTAAACTTTTTTTCCGATAATGACATGCAAGCTGCAGCTTTATCTGGTAAAAATTTAAATGATATGTCTGATGAAGAACTTCATAGTCTTTATAGATTACTAAAGGATGAATAATGACAAAACAAGAAATTGATGATATTGTCAATGGATTAGTTGAGGTTGTTGGGTCTCGTAATGTCTATGACATTATAGATCACTTAAGTATAAAAGTTATTGTTAATTCTAAAATGAACACAATGTTTGTAAGACTTAAAGGTAAAGAATACATTTTTCTTTCTGAAAATGAACCACCAGAATTAATTGAATTTGCACTTGCACACGAAATTGGACACGCAATACTTCATGATATAGAAATGATTTACTTTTCTAGATTATGTATTTCAAAATCTAAGTATGAAAAAGAAGCTGATTATTTTGCTTTTAAGCTATTAAATAAAAGTATTGATAGAACATTAAACTATACAATTGAAGAGTATGCTAAAGATTTATGTGTTAGTGAGGGGGTTATTAGATATATTATAGAAAAATAATTAATATAATATTGGAGGTGTAATGAAATTTGGAATAAGAAAACCTAGCTTAAAAAAGAGTTTTAAGGCAAGAACAACAGGAAAATTAAATAGACACATTAAAAAATCTATAAATCCTTTTTATGGTAAAAAGGGTATGGGATTTTTAAATAATCCTAAGAAATCTATGTATAATAAAGTTTATAATAAAACTTCCTCTTCATTTTTTGACATATTTAAAAGTTCAAACAATAATAGCCATGGGATATTATGGTGGATTTTAATAGGTTGGTGGTATAAACTTATACTTTTCATTTTTTACATAGTATTTATTGCTTGGTGGAAAATTCCATTAAATTTTTTTAAAAGCAAAAAATAAAAATAGAATAAAAAAAAGCCCCTAATTGCTACCAACAATTAGAGACTTAAAAGAAAGAGTATATTGCTATACCCTAATCACAATAGAATTATAGCATATACTCCTCTTAAAATACAAGAAAGGAGTATTTTTTTATGGCTAATATTAATGGTATATCTTATTTTTTATATAGAACTGAATCAAAAAAAATAAATTGGAGATATGAAATAAGATATAAAGAAACCAATAATCAATTAAAAAGAATTACCAAACAAGGATTTGAAAGTAAAAAAGAAGCAAACAACGCTGCTATAGAAGTAATAAATAGCCTAGTCATACGGGAAGATGTCGAAACTAATATAACTACTGTTAGCGAATTATTTGATACATATATCAATAATTTAATTATAAGCGGCAGAAGTGATAAAACTATACAAATTAGATCTCAATCTAAAACATTTTATAAGAATTTGCTGCATTTAGATATTACAAAACTTAGAAAAATTGATTTACAAAATTTAATAAATAAAAGTTCTCATCTTGAATCCTCAACAATTAAAACATATTTAATAGCAATCAAAGGTGTATGTGAACTAGCTATTGACATGCATTTAATAAAAGATAATCCAACTGCAAAATTAAAGATATTTGAAAATGTTAAAAAGAAAAATAAAAAGAAGAAAAAAGATAGAATAATATTATCACCTGAAAGAATTAAAGAATTATATCTATTCCTTAAACCTTTCAATATTGAATTGGCACTAATGATGTTAATTCAAGGAACATGTGGGCTTAGATTTGGAGAAGTTTTTTCTTTAAGATATATAGATGTAAAAAATGGATCTTTAAGAATTGAAGTGCAAGATATTGACGAAAGTTTAAAAACTGTAAATTCATATAGAATAGTACCTGTTCCAGAATACACTCTAAATGAAATAAAAGTATTTATGAAGAAAGGATTAAATATTAGCGGTAAACTCTTTAATCACTACAAAAGAGATTCTGCGATCGGAACAATAAATAGAAAATTAAAACGATTTATGCCTAATTTATCTACTCATGATTTAAGACATAGCTATGGATCTAATTTAATAGTTGAAGGAGTAGACCTTCCAACTATTGCAAAATTGATGGGCGATACCTTAGAAACTATAATTGATACTTATATACATTCTACAGATGAAGGAATGAATAAAGCAAAGGATGCGATAAAATCGTTAAATTTATAA